AGACGATAAACACCGAGAACTAGATAAGAAGATTACAAGGCATTGGGAACATCATGATAGTGATGACAAGGTAAGGCAAGAGAAGTTAGAAAAACTATCTCTTAAAAGGGAAATAGAAAAGTTAAAGATTAAAATTAAGGAAATGGAAGATGAAGGTTAGTGAAAAAATAACACAAAGAATTAAAGATGCAGGTCATAAGTATTGGGCCAGTGATAATGTTGCACAATATATGGATGAAGGAGACGATCAAGCTCTTATAGAAGAACTAATTCCTCATTTTGAAGGCGTTTTAGATACTCTTATTATTGATAGATTTAATGATCCTAACAGCCAAGGTACTGCTAGACGTCTTGCCAAGATGTACATAAATGAACTTATGTGGGGCAGATATAATAATATGCCTAATGCTACAGCATTTCCTAATGATATTGAAGAAGGTTACAAAGGCATGTTGGTTGTTAGAAGTGAAATACAAAGTATGTGTTCACACCATCATCAGCCTGTTAAAGGTATTGCATACATAGGTATTATTGCAGGAGAAACGCTCATAGGGCTTTCTAAGTACACTAGAATAGCACAATGGTGTGCTAGACGTGGTACATTGCAAGAAGAACTTGCTAATGACATTGCTAAAGAAATTAAGGCGGCAACTGGTAGTGTAAACTTAGGTGTATACATACAAGCAACACATGGTTGCGTAGAGAACAGAGGTGTGTTAGCACATAGCAGTTTAACACAAACAACTGTATTGGAAGGCAGGTTTATGGAAGACCAGAGTACTAAGAAAGAGTTTTTTGATAATATTAAATTACAACAACAACATTCTTGCGGAACATAATGAAACAAGGTATGATTAGTACTCGTAATGGACATCTAGTAGTAGGCAAACATGCTGTGCCTGTTAGAGAGGTTACTAATGCTATTTGTGATAGAATGGAAATGGATTGGCTAATAAGCAGGTATCCATTAAAAGATTTTGAGATTATGGAATGTTTAGATTGTATTGCTGATTTAGATAACTTAGATGCTGGTATACACCTACAACTTGAAAATGTTGATGAAGAAGTCGGCAAACTTACTATAGAAGCAAGACAAATGTCAGATGTATATTTTTTAAAAGTAATACAATATGGTAAAGTATTTTTAGAAAACGAAACAGACTTTAATATTCTATATGATAAAGGTTTTAGAATGAGTGCCATAGAATCTTTTGAAGATGATTTAAATGGAAGTGTAACTTTCCAATCTAGTGACTTGCATAATATAGTATATAGTGCTATAATGGATATTACTGACGGAGAGTTTAATAAACAAGATTTTATAAATTTTTTAAAACAACAAGATGAATAACACTACATTAAAGTATAGCGAAACATTTTATTCAGCACAGGGTGAAGGCCAATATGTTGGTGTGCCTAGTTTATGGATGAGATTTTTCCTATGTAATTTACAATGTAATGGGTTTGGGCAGAGTGATCCTACTGATCCTAGTACATATGATTTACCATATGAGAAGTTAGATATCACAGACATAACAAACGTATTTGATTTGCCTGTGTTTGAAAAAGGTTGTGATAGCAGTTATACTTGGAGTAAGAAGTATAAGCACTTAATAACTGATAAGACGGTAGAGGAGGCAGTAGATGAACTTACAGCCCTTCTGCCGCACTCCCAATTTATACATCCTGTTACAGGACAGTCTGCACATATGGTATTTACAGGCGGTGAGCCAATGCTTAAAAACACACAACCTGGTATGATAGGTGTATTAGAAGAGTTTAAACGTAGAAATAATATGCCTAAGAATGTTACTGTGGAAACTAATGGCACGAAGCCTATTACTGACGAGTTGGCAGACTACATTCAGAAATGGTATAAGAATAATGAATGGTACTGGAGTCTTAGTCCTAAACTGTGGAGTACTGCTGGTGAGAAGAACAAGAAAGCAATCAAGCCAGAAGTAATTGGTAGATATGCAGAAGTAAGTCCGCATGGTCAATTGAAGTATGTGGTGAATGGCACAGAAGAAAGTTGGCGTGAAGTAGAAGAACACACAAAACTATTTAGAGATGCCGGCTGTGACTTCCCTGTATGGATTATGGGAGTTGGCGGCACCTTTGAAGGCTTAGTACAAACTGAAGCCACAATAGCCGATGAGGCAATACAACGTGGCTACAATTATACAAGCAGAGTTCATGTACACATATATGGAAACGCAATAGGAAAATAATATGAATAAACATGATAAAAACTTTTTAATTAACATGAGTCCGTTATTAATAACAGCAGTTGTTATGTTCTTAATGATGGTAGCATACGAAACAAAGGCGGACAACGAAGTAATAGGACACACTGAACACGGCATTGCTATAACTAAAGCAGACTTAGAAGTTAGAAGTATTAGAGTTGACAGTATTAGAAGTTTTAGATGGATAGAAGAAACAGATACACTAAGACTCACACTTAATAGAAACAGGAAAGTAGATGTAGAGTTTTTTAATAGGTGTTTTGATATGCCTTTTGCTAGTGGATTACAATTTAAGCCGTGGGGCGGATTTAATACAATAGGCAAGGGCGATGGTATTATTCCTGTAAGTTTTACAAATAGTAGAGCAATGTGGCCTTGTACAATTAAAAGAATAACTGAAGTTATTGAGGAGAAAGAAGATGGCGAAAAAAACTAAATTACCATTTAGCATGATGCCTGCTAGTTGGGGTCTTAAAGGTAAGACTCGTGCGATAGCAGAAGCAGAATATTATTATGAGGGACAAGAACTAGAAGAAGTACTTGCAGAGTTAAATGCTGAAAGTGACATAGATAAGGAAGTTGCTAAACTAGACGTACAATTTAAAAATGAAAAGATTGGCAAATATGAATATGACAAGGCTATTGCTGATTTAAAAGAAGAACCTTATGTAAATGTATTAAAATTAGATGTAAATCCAGAAAATGCTCAAGCAGGATTTATGGAATTAGATTGGAACGATCATTTTGTTAAGTTTTTACATGAAAATGGATACACAGGTGAAAATGATGAAGACGTAGTAAACAAATGGTTTAATGACGTTTGCAGAACAGTTTTAGTGCAGGAGATTGCAGATCAAGATTACGGGTTACAGGAACAACAAGGAGAAGCAGATGTCATCAGGCGAGTCGATGGAGACAACAGCCAAGACGAAACTAGCGATCCTAGTTAAGTCTATAGAGCCAGTAGTAGAGAAACAATTAGCAGAGTTTACGTCTGCTGAAGTAGAGTATATATTGGCTAATTTTAGGAAACATTTAAAATACGATTTAACAAGAGATTTTGAAAATATTCGTGAAAATAACTTGAAAGAATCTCCTTTCGATGCTATAATAAACGACGATTTAGGAATTAACAATGAGTAAAAAGACATATATTTTAAAACCTAAAAACAGAAAAAGTTTAGTAGAAAAAGTTATCTACGAAAAAGACGGCACAATATTTTCTTACACAGAAGGCTATGATGGTGGCGAATGGTTCTTTGTTGGCACTGAAGAACAGATGAAAATGGTACTTCCACCATTAGATGATGATTGTGTAGATATGAACATGCACCCTGATTGGGAGTTTGTAGAGTCTGGGCAAGGTTTTACAAATGATTGGGAATTCGTAGGTCCTGCTGATGCTGAACTTGTAGAAGAAGCAGAAAACATTATGGAAGAAGATGGGCATTGGGCTCTAGAAGAAGCAGGTTGGTATTATGAAGATACTGAATGGTTTGTGTATGGTGGACTAGAACTAACTGAGGAAGAAGAATAAAAATGAGTAAAAAGACATATATTTTAGTAGACAGTTTAAACATGTTCTTCCGTGCTAAACATGTAGGCGGTGGTAAGGATATTGACATGCGAGTTGGTATGGCTATGCATATTATGTTTAACAGTATTAAAAAAGTATGGAACGACTTTGATGGCGATCATGTTGTAATGTGTTTAGAAGGTCGTTCATGGCGTAAAGACTTCTATGCTCCATATAAAGCAAATCGTAAAGTTACAATGGACAAGAGAAGTGTTAGAGAGCAAGAAGATGACGAATTGTTTTTTGAATCTTATAATGACATGATAGAGTTTTTAGATAAACGTACAAATTGTAGTGTAATACAACAGCCTAATGCAGAAGCAGATGACTTAATTGCTACATGGATACAGCAACATCCTGAAGATAACCATGTTATAATCAGTACAGATAGTGACTTTTATCAGCTCTTAGCACCTAATGTCACGCAATATAACGGCACAACAGATCAAATAGTTAGTTTAGAAGGTTTTAAGAATGCTAAGACAGGAGAATGGGTTATAGATAAAAAAACTAATGACGTTAAAACTCCAGTTGTTCCTGAATGGGTATTGTTTGAGAAGTGTGTTAGAGGTGATGCAAGTGATAACGTATTTAGTGCATATCCTGGTGCAAGATTAAAAGGCACAAAAAATAAAACAGGTATTACAGAAGCATATGAAGACAGACATACAGGTGGATATAATTACAATAATTTTATGCTACAACGTTGGGTAGATCATGAAGAGCAAGAGCACAGAGTTAAAGACGATTTTGAACGAAACAGTATATTAATTGACCTAACTAAACAGCCAGATGAAGTAAAAGCAGAATGTAAACAACGTATAGTAGAAGCAAAAGAGCAAGACACTAAGCAACAAGTTGGTATATATTTTATGAAGTTTTGTGCTAAATGGAATCTTGAACGTATGAGTCAAAACCCAGGAGACTATGCGGAGTTTATGAATGGAAAAGCCTGATCCTGTAGAAGAAGCAATGAAAAGAATTTGCTTAGATTGGCCTAAAAAACCGTATTGGATATATACGAGTCCTGATCAGAACAAAGTATATAGACAAATGAGAAGAGATGTATGCCCTGAATTATTTAAAAATGATAAAGGAGAACCAAATAAACAACTTTATTCCATAGGTGGAGTAGTAGTTGGTAAAGACGAAGACTATGGTAATAAGGAGAATAGAGCATGGTAAAAGATCGAAAAAATAAAGAAACATCATTACAACAGATATCTGATGTGGCCTGGCTTGTAAGACAAGGCAAAAATAAATTAGGTATCCTAAATAAAGATGTGCAGGACCACTTTTTTTATATAAATGGTTCTAAGGGAATTGCTTTAGACAATGAAGAAGAGGTACAAGAGTTTTTTGGAAATAGTAATATTTTTAAAGAGCAAATTACTACATCGCCTACTGAGCCAGAAGCATTTTATATAAAAGGGCATCTTATTGAATATGAAACACCATATCCTTTAGACCCAACTGAACCTAATTATGATCCAGATGTTCCTCTCTATACTAAAACACCAGATAGCGATATCTATTATGCCGCAGGTTGGTATTGTATAAATTTTGATAAATGTTGGAAACATGGTCATGGCCCAAAATATAGTACACTTACAAAATATGGTTTTAGAGGTCCTTTTAAAACTGAAGAAGAATGTAAAATAGTTCTTAAAAAGATTAATAAAGAAAGAAAGTATGATGAACGAGTTGGAAAAATTAAAGTTACATCTAGATAATCTTAAAGATTCCGGTCATCAAGAATTTACAATTAATGTAAAATATCTCTCTGATATTTTAAATAACTTGCCTAAACAAAAAGAGGCACCCAAGTCCTCTAGTAATATGGACATAGATGGGGGAGATTTTGCAGACAAGTGATTTTACCCTACCAGAAGATTGTGGTTATAATATAGTTTTTAAGCATAATTGGAGAACACCAGTATATGGTCTATCAATGAGTTTAATACCAGTTATTCATAAAATTTGTAAAAAAAGATGGGGTTGGCATTTCAAACCACATAAAGACATGAATTACCATTCTGATCAATGGTATGAAAAACAAAATTTGGTTTTATCATTTGAAAGCCAAATCGACCTTATTATAGTTAGGTTATCAATAGATATATATAAATAAAAAGATGAAAACAGGAACATTAAATTTTTGGAACAGCAGGAAACAATACGGAATTGTATCTGCTGGCAAGTCAAACATATACCTAAAACGCCATCACGTTACTAGTCCATCTGCTCCAGCAGAATTAACTAGCGGTATGGAAGTAGAGTTTGATACTGAAGTAAATGGAATGGAAATACAATCAACCTGTGATTTAAAACCAAGGATAAAAACAGAATAATGAAAGTAGAAATTTACAGCAAACCACAATGCCCTTTCTGTGTACAAGCAAAAGCATTAGCAGAAAGAGAAGGATACGAACTGACATACAAAATGTTAGATGAGGATTTTGATAGAGAAACACTAATGGAAACATTTCCAGGTGCTAGAACATTCCCACAAATTATTGTAGATGGAGAAAAAATTGGTGGATTTACAGAATTTAAAGCATTAGTAGATGCGAGTAAATAATGAAAGAATTAGGAATGAGTTTATTAGGTTGTTTAGCAATAGGATTATTTTTTGTTGCTAAAGTATATCCTAATTTAGAATACAGTGGTGCCAAAAGTAATACCACATGTATAGGTGAATGTTATGCTGAGTATGTAGCATTAAACGGTACACCATCTGAAATAGAGCAACGCAAACAAGCATTGGCTAACTTGGACGAGTTTAGTGATATCAGAAGTTTATGGGCAGGTTGTGCCGCATGTCACGGACAAGCAGGAGAAGGTATGGCAGTATTTCCAGCACTAGCAGGGCAGAGTTCAGCATATATTGTGGACAGACTTAACACTTACAAGAACAGAGGACAAGTAGGTGCTATGAGTAGCACTATGTGGGCACAGGCAGGAATGCTTACTAGCGAACAAATGGAAACTATTGGTGCATTTATAGAGGCTGGATTACCAAGCAAATAAGCAATATTAAGTACTGTTTTAATCTCAAAAAAAGATAAATATGTGTATAGGAGAATTATACACATGAGCAGACCCAAGCCAACAATATTACTAGAAGCAGTTAATAAGAACACTTATAAAGCAGAACAGATTTTATCTGCAGATGCTATCTTTAGTGTTTTCTATGACGGTAAACCTATTAATTTAAGAACTTTACATACACTCCTTTCCTATCCAGGACCTAAGTATAAAAAGGTTTCTTTCAGTAATAGTGGGCATGCCTTTAATTTAGCAGAGCGATTAAACAAAACATTCTCGACAGAATTATTTACAGTAGTCATGCTTACAGAAGGCAAAGTGGTTACTGAAGATGACGTCAAGTAAATATATCCAATACCAAATACTTGATAAAATTATTGCTTTTATTGAAGAAGGACTTTTAGAAAGTAAATCTAGACGTCCTGGCTACAATAAAATGAATAAGTTTTATGAACAGTTTTTAGAAGACAGTAGAATACAACTTGCATATAAAATCTTTAATAACTTCAGAATAGATAATGGCATTCCTAAAGGCATTCGCTTGACATACTTGGGAAACGAATTACTTAAAAGACAATTTACAGCATATGATTATAGTCATAGTGTAGAACCTACTCCTAAAATGTATCTCGTATTAGATCAGCAAATGAAATGGCCGTATTACTTTACAAAGAAAAAAATGGTTTTTTATGATCAAGAGGACTCTGCATGGTTTAAATTAAATGGTTCAGATATTTCGGCCTTTATTGATGTAATTTAGGCTTGACATTCCCTTAGTTTAGTGTATAATACTTGTATGTTTAGTGTTAATGCTAAACTCAAATAAGTAAATATAGGAGATGTCAATGACAACAACTAAAGAAATGAAAGTGCTATCAGCACTTCAATCAGGCAGAACTTTAAGTTCAGCACAATTAAGAGCTCAATTCGGAGCAGGTAACCCACAAGCAGTGATTCAAGCACTAAGATTCAAAGGATTTCCAATCTATTTGAATGTTGTGACTGACACAAAAGGCAGAAGCAGAAATGTTTATAGACTTGGTACACCATCAAGAGCTATTATTGCCGCAGGTTATAAAGCACTTGCTAACTCTTAATTTTTAAGAAATTTAAAGGCGTCTTTTAGGCGCCTTTTTTTTGACTTGACAAATATAAAATATTTGCTATAATAATGGCATATATTTAATTAGGAGTAATATATGACTATAATAGACGCAGGAGAGTATACATTTAAATATGATAACTCTTTATCATTTGAAGGTAATTTTTCTTTATGGGCTCAATTGAACACTGAAGAAAGATTAGCATTTAACGAGCAACCTTATTCCAGAGAAGAACAAGAAAAAATATTTTCTAAACTTTTCTCAAAAAAGGCTTGACTTAAATTGTTTTTTTGTTATACTATTTGTATAGGTTAAATTAAGGAGTAACTAAATATGGAAACATTAAACGTCAGAGCATCAAGTGTAACACCAATTATACTTAGAGCACTTAAAGTAAACAGACCAATCTTTATCTGGGGAGCACCTGGAATTGGTAAATCAGAATTAGTATCAGGAATAGTTGACAGTGGTGAACTAGGAAATGCACTATGTATTGATTTAAGATTGGCTCTTTTAGAACCAACTGATTTGAGAGGATATCCTTTCAGAAATCCAGAAAACAACACAATGGAGTGGAGCCCACCTAGTGACTTGCCTAGCCAAGAACTTGCTGAGTCTTACGATAACATTATATTGTTTTTGGACGAGCTAAACTCTGCACCACCAAGTGTACAGGCGGCGGCTTATCAGTTAGTACTTAACAGAAGGGTAGGACAGTATGTACTACCAGACAATGTCAGAATTATTGCCGCAGGTAATAGAGAGACTGACAGAGGTGTCACATACAGAATGCCGGCACCATTGGCTAATAGGTTTAGACACATCAATATGGAAGTAAATTTTGAAGATTGGTCCAAATGGGCTATGCTTAATAGTGTACATCCTGATGTTATAGGTTATTTAAGTTTTGCTAAAGGCGACTTATTTGACTTTGATCCTAAGAGCAGTTCGCAATCATTTGCTACTCCAAGAAGTTGGACTTATGTGAGTGAGATGTTAGGTGCTGACGGATTTGATAATGCTGATGCTTATGAGCAAAAAGTTGAAATAGCAGGTGCTATAGGTGAAGGAATGGCAATTAAATTTGTAGAGCACAGAAAGATTGCTAGTAAACTACCTAACCCTGATCAAATTATAGACGGATCAGTTAAGAATTTAGACACTAAACTGTCTAAAGAGATTTCAGCCAAGTACTCACTTGTAGTTGGACTTGCATATGAGTTGAACGAAATGTTTAAAGACTCAGGCATTGACGACAAGTTCAGAAAGGCACTTAATAATACTGTTAAGTTCAGTTATGATAACTTTGAACCTGAAATGGTAGTGTTCTTATTTAAAACAATAATGAAAGATTATCAGATTAGGTTTAATGTAAGAACTGATCTTGATAAGGCACTTCATAAAACATTTAGTGAGAGGTACACAAAGTATATAGCCTAAGGGAGAGGTAATTCTTAAACTCGAGCACCTATCTATGTTACTCCCTACCTAAGAATGCTCGAGTTTCATCCCCCAGGTAACTGGGGGATTTTTTATTGAACCGTGTAGTAGAGCGCCTGAAAACAGTAGGGCCAGATGTTACTACAATAAGGCAATAGCCTAGTTGAGCGATCCGTTAGTATAGTATGTCCTAGAAAGCGGATATTTTTTACATAAATAACTGTATGCATAATCTAATTTGGGATAATGGCTTCGAAGAAAAAACTATTATCGGTCATCATGATCAAAAAATCAAAAAAATTTTAATTAGCCAATTAAAAGAAAACGACTGCTTTTTAGACACTACTTGGATCACAGTAAGAGACGCAGGTTTTAGAGATTTTGTAGAGAAATGTAAAAAAGACTCTAGGAGAATAATATGTTATAGTGGTCCTGACTGGAATAATTTATATGGGCCTCCCTGTGAACCACATTCTTTCCAACAAGAATGGCAGTTATTAAATCAATGCGACATTTTACATATTGGTAACAGTCTTGGACCGCATTATTTTAGTTTTTGGGTAGACTTTGTTCATGATAATATATCTGGTTTTGAAAAGTTTGATCCTTATAACTTTAAATTTCCTTTAAAACATTTTATGTGTTTGAACAGAAAGCCGCATCGTCCTAGGATAAATTTATATAACAAGTTGTCTTTAAAAGGATATTTGGAATACGGACATGCCAGTTTAGGAGAACGTACCCAATTGCCATTAGATATTAAAAATGAGGAAGGAGATGCTTCTGTAGTTGGAGACGTTGGTATTACTAATGATATTACTACATTAGGCCATCCAGATAACTGGAATAGTCACTATCTTAACATTGTAACTGAAACTACTGTTTATACTGATGTTTTTATTACAGAAAAAACATTTAAACCTATATTAGGTAGGCGTCCTTTTGTAATATTGGGCGATAATAATATATATAAATTATTAAAAGATTGGGGATTCGATACTTTTGATGACTTATTTGGTACTGGATATAATAGAATTGACTATAATGACAGGATACAATGGATACAATCTGTTGTAGGAGAGGTTATAACTCTTAACCAGGAGCAACTACATCGCTCATTGCTGGATTTAAAACCTAGATTAGACTATAACTATAATTTATTCTTTAAGATTGCTAAAGAAAATAAGGAAAAACTGTATCATTTACTTGACAAATAACACTTTTTTGCTATAATATATAGTATAAATGTTAGGAGTAACAGTTAAATGACAGACACAAAAAAAGCAAAAACAGAACAGCCTAAGGACAGAGTTGCAGAAGCACTATATGAAATTCCTGAAACTGAATTAACATCTGTAGAAATAGAAGACAAACTGATTAAAGCAAGGATTGAAATGTTAATTTCAGCACCCTTCTTTGGTAACTTGGCTACTAGACTTAGATTTAAAGATGCTACAGAATGGTGTCCTACTCTTGCTACTGACGGCAGATACTTTTACTATAACAGGAACTTCGTTGCCGCAATGAGCGACGCTGAAATTGTATTTGGTATTGGACACGAAGTATTACATTGTGTTTATGATCATTTTGATGCTAATAGACGTGGCGACAGAGATCCACGTTTATGGAATATTGCTAATGACTATGTTATTAATGCAGACTTGATTGACGCCAAGATAGGCGAGGAGATTAAGTTAGTTAAGATTTGTTTCGATTGGAAATACAGAGGTATGATATCAGAAGAAATTTATGATGATTTGTTCGAACAAGCAAAACAAGAAGGCAGAGTAATAGATGTTGAGTCTTTTGATATACATTTAGACAGAGACGATGGTGATGATGTCGGAGCAACTGGAGAAGGCGGAGAAGCAAATTCTGAAGGCGGAGACGAAAACGGTCCTGCAAAATATACTGCTGAAGAAAAAGAACAAATTAAGCAAGAGTTCCAGAGTGCCACAATGCAGGCGGCCAAGGCGGCAGGTGCCGGTAACTTGCCAAGTGGTGTAAAAAGGATATTAGATCATTTGTTAAATCCTCAATTAGATTGGAGACAACTAATTGCTATGCAAATACAAAGTGTTGTTAAGAGTGATTACACTATGATGAATCCTAGCAGAAAAGGACTCACAGAAGGATTTTACTTGCCAGGAATGGACAGGGAAACAACTATTGATATTGCAGTATCCATGGACGTATCAGGTTCTATACATGATACAATGTTGCGTGATTTTTTATCAGAAGTAAAAGGTATTATGGATCAGTATACTGATTTTAGAATACATTTATTTTGTTTTGATACTGAGGTACATAATCCACAAACTTTTACACCACATAATATGGAAGAGTTTTTGGAATACGATATTCAAGGGGGCGGCGGTACTGAGTTTGATTGTGTTTTTGACTATATGAAACAAGAAGGTATTGTTCCTAAGAAGCATATCATGTTTACTGACGGTTATCCTTGGGGTAGTTGGGGTGATGAAAACTATTGTGATACTTTGTTTATTGTACATGGCTCAGGCTACGGAGGTAAGAGTCCAGTAGCACCTTTTGGTATTACAGTACCTTATACCAGAGAAGATGATTAGTTATACATCAGTTCTCACTAGAGAAGACTGGAAAAACTTGCACGGTAACGAAATTTTTGTAACTATGTTGCGTAATAAAGTAAAGGTAGAAATAGAAAAGGATAAAAAAGTTGCTAAAAATTCAGAGGATTACCGTAAGCCTAGTAACGAATCTTTGCTAGATATAGTACTTGATTATATCAAAACAATACCTGAGGATCTTGTTTATTATGATATAGAAGATGTGTTTGGACACAAAACTGTATATGTATATTTTGCAAGTCCCATAGACAAGGAAAACTTTTATCATTACTATAATATGCAATCAGGTATAGAAGAAATAAGAAAATAGACCGTTTTTTAGAACTAAAAATTAAGTATAGTGTTAAATAGTGGTATATAAAAAATTAATTTTATTGGAGAATAGAATGGCTAACAGCAAAAAAACAAAAGCAGAAGCAGTAACAGAAGAAGTTGCACCTGCAGAAGCACCAGCAGAAGGTACACCACCTGAAAGCATAGGATTACAAGATCTACAACTATTAGCACAAATAGTAGACCTTGCTTCACAAAGAGGCGCCTTTAGAGGTAACGAACTCACACAGGTTGGAGCAGTATTTGATAAATTAAGTACTTTCTTAAACTATGTGAACGAGCAAAATCAAGCAGAGGAAGGAGCAGAAGAATCTACTGAAGCACCAGCAACTGAAGACGCTCCAACAGGAGAGTAATATGGCAACATTAAAACATGTAGGAAAATATGGTGAAAAACCATGTGTTGTGGTTTTTAGAGAAGTTCCTAATGAACCTGATAATTGCTTAATTGTTGAAACAACTACTTTGGAAGATCAAAAACATGATGAGTTGATGAATGTAGTACAGAGCTTAGAAGCACAGGAATCTAATGAGATTTCAGAAGTTCTTTCAAGAAGGCAATTTCCAGATGGATCTAACATACTAAATGATCTGCATTTTACTAAAAAATTAGTTAAAGTTGCAAGTAATTTAGTGTTTTTAACACCTACGCCTACAGATAAAATTGCTTTATCAGATGTAAACAGTGAAATTAGGAAAATAGATGAAGGAACTAACCCTCCTTTAAATACAGAAGTTAATCCAGACACGTTACTTGCTGAACAGGTACAAGATAGTTCAACAACATCTCAAGCACAAGGTCTATTACAACAAGCAGAACTAATAGAAGGCGATGCAAAAGCAATGATGCAAGATGCAGAGGCTAAGAAACAAGCCGCATATGAATTAGATCCTAGTCTAGCACCTAAGAAAGGACCAGGACGACCACCTAAACAGGTATAGTAATGGCCAAAGGCCCAGCTCGAATAATTGTATTAGGGCGATCTAAAAACAGATCTAAAAAAATTAATAATTTCCTGAGAGAAATATTCACTCAGGAAATTCCTGCTGAGTTTGTTAGTCGTGTCACATTAAGATATGATGATGGCACAGAATCGGAACTTAAAGACATTCAAAATGATATAGTTATAGAAGATCTTAATTGGCTTTTTAAAAAAACTGATACAGATAGAATTGTTGAAGAAGTAGAAATCATTGTTGAATTAGACATCATTCAGAATAAAATTACAAGCCAGGCAAATACTTTACTTAATAAATATTTTACTGACGAATAATTTTTGCCATAAAAAAAGGAGCATTACTGCTCCTTTATTATCTAAAAAACCGTTATTACTTTTGGTTTACAAATTCGTAAAGTTCTTGTGCAACACTGATTACTTCCTGTGCTGTAATTGTTTCCGCAACCAAAGATCTTTTATCTGTTGGAAAACTATCATTGTGAGAATGAATTGCATCATTCCTCCTCTGAATGTTTAACTCCAGTATTCCTTGTGCTTGTCCTAGTAAGTCGGCTCTGATCTCGAACCCCGATTTATTTCTATCACTCATTTTTTTCTCCTGTGTGTATGTGTGTAAATGTAACTTTTTGTTACATATATATTTATTTAATTTTAAAAGATATAAGTATAAAAATGGTTGACAAATCATGCAAATTTGCTATAATATATAGTAAATGTTAGGAGTAACATATGATTGAGATACTACAAGAAGTAACTGATTGGGGCAAATATAAAGTAAACAACGGCATATATCATATTAATAGTGCCGGCAAGTTAATTGCATATCAACCAAATAAGGATTCTGAAGTGCAGGTATTAAATGTACCTAGTAATCAGTTTAGTAAAGCAAGACGTAAATTTATAAAAATAGGTGAGCGTCCAGAAGAACTAGAAAGTCATATTGTTAAAGTAGAAGGGTCTAATGGTGCTGTTTATCTAATCGATACTGATAAAAAGACTTGTACTTGCCCTGGTTATACCTTTAGAGGTAATTGTAAACACATTAAAGAAGTTGCCTAATTTTAGGAATAGCAATTTCAGTAGCCCATCTCTTTTGTGCATTTGCACTCAAATGATGACAATGATTATGGGTAGGATTACCAATTGGGTCTTCCATAGTTTCGTAATCCCAGGCCAAAGCATCTGCAATACCTGTATATAATTGTAGGTTCTTTTCTGGTACGAAATCGTAAGTTAATCCATCTATATAGTATTTGTGTTTTTCTTCATCAGTTAGTTTATAACGTTCTTGTATGTTTTGCTTCCAGTTAAAAGTATTTGGGCAAAATAGGAAAGGAACATTTGCTCGTTGCATTTGATTTACAGCACTTTCCATCATATAGTATTGTTTGTGTGCTTCTAAGTCTGTATCATATAAATTTATATAGAATGTTTTCATACTTTCCCATTGTGCCTTGTTCATATGTGCGGGTAAGTTATCCCACCAAACACAGGCTTCTTCATATGTTCTGGCAAAGTCGTCATATGTAACTAATCCAGTCAGACTTTGATGCATTATAGTGGGCTCTATATCAGGATAACAAGGGTGATTCCATTCATTAGTAAAGAATTTATCTACACTATAGTCTGATTGCTTTAAACCTTTTTCTATTTCGTATAAGTTGCCTCGATGATTCCAATCAAATCTGTCTGGTGTTGTCCAATTAACGACTATAAAGTCAGGATTAAGATTTTTTATTGCATAGTCTATTTGCAGTCTTATATTAAAGTTACTGCCTCCGACTCTGGCGATGTTTTGATAATCCCAGCCAAGTTCATTAGAGATGAAATAGCCATACTCAGTATCAGGATATGCGTGATCTCTACTACTCCAACTACAACCGCAAACTACTAATTTCATAGTAGTATTTACTTAAATACTGATATGGAGAAAATATATATCGGTTATGATCAGCATAACAAATTCACTATGGAAGATAACCTTTCAAGGTGTTTTGGTAATACTGATTACTTTGTTTCTACAGATACCATAATGATAGAAGGCAAGTATATATACCATTTAATACTTACTGCTATGTTAGACGCAGACTATGTGTACGAAATAAGCGATAAAGTAGTACAAGACATACAAAACGACAAGTGTTTCCTGCTGTTTGATTACACTTTTGAGAGCAGAAATAACAGCATACAGCACCAGTATGACCAGTATAAAAGCATAATAGACAACACTTTAAGCAAGTATAACATACAAAAACCCTACTTATATGTTGATAGCAACCCATATAATGTGCATAATTTAGATTTATATTTTAATAGATTTATTGTGGAGGTAGGCAGATCTTGTCTGCAACCCATCGCAGAAGATAGTGATGTTATGGTGTTTGAAGCAGAACAATCTTTTGCAGAACGTGAGTACAAAATATCTAGTTTTAATAGAAGGCCAGACGAAAACAGATTTAGATTTGTTGATGCATTTAAAGATAGCCCAGATGTTTTATGTACATTAGGAAAGCCAGACGAGTGTGATATGGATTTTTATACACAAGATTTTCCAGAGCTTGTACCTATGTTACCTATGGAATATGATCTAAGTTTAGACTTAGATGCTCCTAATTTAGTAAGTATTATGGGGTGGGAACTACAACAAGTAAGTTATATACAAGTAGTGAATGAAAGTTTATTTCATTATGACAAGCATCATATGTTTATAAATGAAAAAACACTGAAGCCTATTGCATGTTTACAGCCGTTTATCGTAAATGGTATGCCTGGCAGTTTATCACATTTGCATGAGTTAGGGTTTAAAACTTTTAGTAATTGGTGGGACGAAGGTTATGACTCAGAAACAGATGAAATAAAACGTTCTGACAAAATTATAGATATTGTTACTGACTTAATAAAATTAGAGCATAAAGAATTTATAGATATGCTAAAGGATATGCAGGAAACTTTAGTATATAATAGAAGTCACTTGATGTCATTGCCCAGGACACATTCTATAGACTTATATAATCAAATTATTAATACTGGGTATTAGCCTTTCTGCATAAGCCTTGTGGGCAAGTGGGGATATGTGGCTACTAAGTAATCGTCCTGGATTTTCATCATAAGTATTATACAATTTGCTGTCAACTTCTGATAACATACTTGCAACACCATCTATTTTATTTCTCTCAGGTATCATATCCCATAATGGGTAGTAACTGTCTTTTAATATTTTCTGTGGGTCTGTTTCACCACGTAATGTTTGTAAATCGTGTAAAAAATCTAATGTGTTTGGACTCATTAAAAAGGGTATATTGTGCCTTTGTAATTCCTGTATAGCACTTTGCATTATAAAGATCTGCTTGTGGCATTCTAATGCAGTATCGTATAAATTTGTATAATAATGGCGTAATGCATTCCAGTTTTTTTCTGTACAGGTACTAGACATTACAGGATAAGTTTCACATACTTCTGTAAAACTGAGTTGTAAATCCTCACAAAATAAACTCTGGAATGTGTTAAATGCTATTGTGGGATCTACTAATTCTCCAGCAGGATGACGCTCATCGTCAGGCGAATGTGTACTTGTTGTATAACTTACTTGTTTTAAACCTTGTAAAGGATCATATTCCTTGCCGGCAAAGTTCCATTCTATCCTTGCTGGATTAGTCCAGTTTACAATAAACAAATCTGGACTTTCGTTTTCTATTGCATGTTGTATTTGTAATCTTATTATAAAGTTACTAGCACTTGCAACTGCGGTATTAACATAGTCCCAACTATAATGGTCAGCAATAAGTTGGCCAAACTCTAAACCCGGTTGTTGTCTGTCTCGGCTACTCCAACTGCAACCGCAAACTGCTAATTTCATTCAAAAGTTCCTCTTCTCTAGGCGTTTCTGTATATATGTATAAGCAGTATCTATTGTGTCTTTGTTTATATCTAAATGATAAAAAGGTATATTATAGTCCCTGAACATTTTATACATTTTATCGTCTATTCGTAATGCCTCATTATAATCTTGTGCTCTGCTACTACCGTCCCAATCTTGATCTACTCTTTTGCACATAAAGTTTATGTTTTGATTTTGGTTAAAACATTCAAATGCTATCTTATCTAATGTATCGCTATAGTGAGGATCGCCATAGGCATCTCGATATATAGAACTTAACATTACAGGTGAATCAGTAATACAAATATCTACTTTATCTTGCAATCTTTTAACTCTGCGATTTTGCTTTGCCATTACATAAAGTTGGTCTTCCAGAAGGTCTATCCTATTTTCCCATACACACATTTTTGCATACTCGTTTACATGCTCAGCAGTATATCCATTAATTTTCATCTTATGAAATATACCTGCGGCCTGTGTGCTTTTACCTGAGTTGGGTCCGCCAAAGAAATTTATTACTATCATTTGTATCCTATTTGCATGTGTCTAGTGTAACTTGGTGTTTTTAAACTGCCAACAAAATGCGTTTTACTTAATGGGTATTTTTGTTGCATTTCTTCAGCAGTATAACATACGTTAATATGACCGTCAAACTCTTCTGAATCATTTGTTTGCATAATTATAAGTTGGTCACTTCCAGCAGACTCAAACCATTCTGTACCCATGTGTTCACAACTGGTATTTATAATACAGTCAGGCGATACCTTTATTAGCTCACCTCCTGTTTCAAACTCCATATGATTACAATCTAGCATACTTACATCTGCAACTACGCCTTTAAACTTCCAACTGTTTGCTACATGTTTTTGATTAAACTTTTCTGCAAGTTCTATACTTTGTGCATCAATGTCTAAACCATATATGCGTTCAATCTTAATAGTTGATATCAGTAAAGGTTCTACAATAGCACCTATCCAGCATCCTAATAATGCTATGGTCATGTCTTCTGGCAAGTCTTTTATGTTGCTTAACTCTTGCAGTAACCAACTTTTACTTGCTAATTGTCCTTTGCTAAAAGCATCACGTGGATAACGTCTATCCATTACTGCCCTTTCAAAGTAACTGGGAGGAATATGTAGATAACTGTTATCTATATAGTGCTCTACTTCGTTCCAGGTATTAAGACTTATCATACTGCTCTCTTAACCAGCCAAAATCATTAATTTTATCTAGTTCTGCCAGATTGTTTTTATTTGTTTTAGCAAAAGTGTTCCCCTCTAGTGCTCCTTTTACTGCTTCGTCAGTAAAAGCCTCCGTTCCCCTAGTGTTGATCCAAGTATCTAATCGTTGTTTACTTTCTGCATCATCATTAAGTGTAAGTTTTACACACTCTCTGAATGCACTCCTCCAAGTGCTAAATGCATCAGTATTAAATCTAGTAATGCAACTTACTTGTGGCATAGATTTAAATCTAGAACTTAATCCTGTTGTAAAATCTAATCCCCATGATGTGGCATTTCTAACCATTTCTGTAGGGAATAATTTTACTCCTCCGTATCCATATTCATCTTGTGTTATAGGATTTTTACTTGCCCAAACATGCACAACTTCCTGGTCATACACATCAGGAATGTAATCAAAATTAAATTCTTTATCTATTTCTGCATCAGCATCTACTACCCAAAACATTTTAGTATTTACTCTACTTGCCGCTACTTTGTGTGCCTCAAAAATACCTTTAACATCTCTTATCCATATTAAGCCTATATTAGAATTACTTCTTATGTGATCTTGTAGTTTATTAAACCCTTTATCTGCAAAAGGTTCTTTATAACTTAAATAGACTACATCAAAGGCTTTTGTTGTCGAGCCTACTTCTTTTACATACTGTATATTTTTTATTCGGTTTAATCGTAAGTCATCAGATTTAATATCGGTATAATCTTTATTTGTAGGCCATAACCTTACACCACCATATGCATGTACTTTTTTAGTCAAAGGATTTAATTTTTGCCAGGCATGTACTTTGTTAGTGTTGGTTATTGCAGGCAGATATCCACTGTCGAGTAATTTTTGATCCACTTTCACATCTGGGTCTACAGTCCAAACAAAGGGAGTTTCTATATCCTTTATCGCGTTTATAAACTCGTTCTTTTCTAAACTTTGCAAGTGAATAACAGGCCATTTTGGCCTAAGGCTCGCAATAGTATTTATAAGTTTTAAGGGTTCAAAACTGTTGTTCTCTATGTCTTTGTCTGTGTATTGTTCTGTAGTAAATAGCTCTTTAGGAACTAATCTGACGCTCGTATGTGCGTTATCTTCGTTTAAAAATACATGAATATACTCTTGGTCCCATTGTGTGGGGTAATAACTAAACTTAAAATCAGGGTCTAACCGTGTAAAAGCATCTACAACCCAGTACATCTTACTGTCAGACTGTGCTGATAGACGCTCATAGACGCTCTGTAAGCCATTTTCATAATCAGATGCCTGTAAGTAATATACTGGATATTCTTGTTGTACGCAAGAAGGTTCTCTAATATATTTGGGCCTTCCTTTAGTTTGTTTTACTTTAGGATATAGTGTGACACCACCGTAATCGTATTGTCTTTTTGTTACAGGATTAAGTTTTTGCCATACATGAGTTTTGCCTTTGTCCCATTCATCTGGAATATAATCAAACTCAAAATCCTCAAGTACTTCTACATCATTATCTACTACCCAAAACCAATCTAGTTTTGTATTTTTTCTGCCTTCTTCCTCATTTGTAAACTTTTCGTATTCTTCACGACCAAAACTTTTTATAGAACCATGGGTTTTTACAATAGCATCTTCAAAGTTTTTAGGTATTAGTTTCATACCATCAGTAAATTCATTTATATATTTTTGTTCTTCTTCTTTAGGTAGCCAACGTATATTAGGATCTACTTTTCTTTTATCATCAATTAACCAAAACATATCGGTTCTACTTTTACGAGCAAAAGTATTATAGTCATTTAAATTATCTGTAAAAAATACGTCATATTTTACAGGATTTTCTTCTATGTGCAATTTTCTTTTAGTGTTATCAAAGTTTTTTGATACAAGATAGATTCCACTCACTCGCTCGTCCCATAACTCTGTAATACTAATATAATAACGATATTCTAAAAAACCTGGTAATTTAAAAACATGAATATAATCTCTTTCATAAGTTGCAGGTACATATAACAGTTTGCCATTAAAATCGTAATCTCGATCTACTACCCAAAACCATTCTGTTTCCGAACGTTTGGCATAAAAATCAAAAGTATCTGCATCAAATTTTTTGTTTGTATAAAATACATCATAATTTTCATCTTCAATAGGACATTCTTTATGTATCTTAGTTTCAGCATCCTTCCATCTTTTAGGCACTAGTCTTATACCACCCATCTCACCAGGGAATTTTTCTTGTAACTGGTAAGGCATTTTAAAACTATGTATCATTCTATCTTCAAAAGGACTAGGAACCCAATCAAATGTTTTATGGTTTACTTTGTGGCCACTATCTATTAACCAAACATATTCATCTGCAAATGTATTTCTCTGGCTATAATCCTCTATATCTCTCACAAACATTATAGGATAATTTAATTTAGCATCTAAAAAATTATGATATTTTGTATCTGCTGATTTCCATTCTCTTGGATATAATTTAATTCCGCCTTCTTTGTCAGGATACTTATGTTCTAATTGACCTCGTAAATGAAAACTATGTATAAAGTTTGGTTCAAAATTACTAGGAGCCCAATTAATATCTTCTGATAACTTGTAATCTTTATCTATGCACCATACATGACTAGCATAAGGGTTCTTATCAAAATATTTTCCTGGTGTTTTTGTGTTTAGTTTTTCAAAACTTTTTTTGCAAACTACTTTGTTAATTTCTTTTACGCCTTTACTTTCCTTTTTAGGCAATAACCGTAATCCACCATAGTTACTAGTATCCCATTTCCAAACATGCTCATATATAGTATCATGTGCTTCAGGTCTATATGATAGAACGTCTGTGTCTGTAATTTCAATATTTGGTTCTATTACCCAATACATTTTTGTATTAGGTTTTATTTGATCATGTTTAGATACTTGTTTTGCAAATGGAAAATCATCTGCAAGTTTTATGTTTTCGCCTATGTAAAAAATATCAAACATTATTCTTTTGTAGTATATATTGGACTGCGTCTTCTATTTCGTCTATGCCTTTGTTTATACCGTTCCATTTTTTATGTAATTCTTCACCGTATACAGGGCATACACCTCTGTGCTCAGGCAGGTCACCCCCACACATATAACATCTGCCTTCTAGTTTTCTTTGAATTTTATGCCAATCAGTCTCTGACATGTACCTTTACCTCATAGTGTTTGGCAAAGGCTTTGGCATCTTCTTCATCATTTACAATAGGTTGTCCTTTTATGTTTAAACTTGTATTAAGTAACATGGGACAGCCTGTTTCTTTGTAAAACTCTGTTAGAAGTTTATGCAAGTCAGGATGTTCTTCTTTCCGTACTGTTTGAACACGGCTAGTACCGTCTTCATGAATTATAGCAGGAAACTCATCTGGCTTTTTACACTTTGCAACAAACTGCATATATGGTGCATGGGAAATACCTCCTGGCATTTCAAAATAATCATGCACATGCTCTTCCAAAATCATTGGTGCAAACGGTCTAAATTTTTGACGTTTTTTGATAACATTCATTTTATCTTTAACATCAGGCCCTCTTGGATCAGCACATAGGCTTCTGTTACCTAATGCACGTGGTCCAAACTCGGCTCTTCCATTTGCTATCCCAAAGAGTTCCCCCTCTTTTAAACTTTTTAATGCTTTTTTAATTGGATACTTGCCCTCTATATTGTATCCTAAATAAGGTGTTTCCCACTTAACACGTTCTCCCGTCTTATTATATAATTCAAGAGCGGCGGCACCTAAACTGCTACCACAATCTCCTGGGTTAGGCATTATAAAAATATTTTTAAATATATCTGTTAGCATACTATTGGCTACACAATTTAGTGCAACTCCGCCCATGTAAACCAAATTGTTACTACCAGTAAGTTCTTTGGCGTATTGAGCATACGCATTTACACGTTGTTCAACTTGATCTTGTGCGGCCGCGGCCATATCAAATTCATCTACTCCTACAAAACTTTTTGGAGGTAGACCTCTTTGCAGATTTTCTTTCATTAAAATGGATTGTCTATGGCTTATCCATGGATGTTTGTGATGGAAGAATCTATGGCCCATTTTTTTACTTAATGGTTTCCAGTTTTCTGCCTTACCATAAGCGGCCATGCCCATCAGTATATACTCATCTTCCATAGGTTTTAACCCTACATGGTGTGTTACAGCACTATAAAACAATCCTAAACTACTGGGAAATTTTATGCTATGTAACTTTTTAAGTTTTCCTTCTTTCCATTGCCATATACTTGCAGTATCAAACTCGCCAATAGCATCTATAACCATTACAGCACAATCTTCATAGTTACTGCTAAGTACACCTGCGGCGGCATGTGTTTCATGATGATAATAATCTTTTATAGGTATGCCTTTAAGTTCAGGATAAAACTTTTTAATCCATTGTTTTTGAGTAGGCTCTTTTAGACCGTACCAGTTTCTGCCGTAAATATTTCTTAACTTTTTAAGCCATGCTTTTTCATGTAGCACTATTACATCAGGTTTTCCGCCTTCTATTGCGGCACCTATAAGTTTATGATTAATCCATGCATCATTTTTTAATTTACTGTAACGTTCTGAGTGTCCAGCAAATTCTATTGTGGTGTCCTGTAGCATACAGGCACCAGCATCATGAAATCCAAAACTAAGCCCTAAAATCCTCATTATCTATATACGAATGGATCTCTTTTTCTTAATTCTTCTAATTTCTTCTTTAATAACTCTTCCTCTTCAGCAGTAAGATCTAGCTCTTCATTTTCTACTTTAGGTTCAGTATTTTTATCTTCTTGGCTCATGTAAAATATCTCCATTTATACATTTCTACTAGATCATTTGCTATGTCTAGGTATATTTTTTGATTAGTTATATGTTTTGTTTCACTAAATCCGTCTGGGTGAGACTCCATATATTTTTCTATAAAACTTTCTGTTGGTTTATAGTATTTACTTGTATCTATGCTATTCCATAGTGGTATCTGGCAGTTATCTGGTATGCTGTTAAACATATTGCTATACAAATAATCTATATTATTAGCCTCTAAATATACTTGTAAAGCATATTGATATGTTATGGTGTCTTCTAATCCAATATTCCAATCAGCAACATTTAAGTCTAAGTATCTATAAAACTTTTGTAAATCTTCTTGATCAGATTGCTTATATAGTGTATAATCTTTCCTCTCTCCCTTCCAAGCAAATTCAAATCTTTCGTGTGTACTCCAACCAATAATAACTAAATCTACTTGATTGCTCTCGCAATACTCCATAGTTGTGCGAAGTATACGATGATTTCCTCCACCACCTTTGGCTATGTTTGTAACTGTAGCATTTAGTTTTTCAGATAAAAACTCTGACAGACCTTTGTCACATTCACTTGCTTCTGTATGACTACAACCATTAATTAGTATGTTCATTTATTGCCTCTCTAATTATGAAATCCATTGCTTTATTTCCTTGTGGGCTGAAATGGTTTTTATATTCTGGTTTTTTATGTGCGTTTTTTTCAAAGTAGCAACTAAGGTCTACTAAGTTACTAAATCTAGTATTATCATAAAAGAAATTTAATGGACAGTTTAACACATTTGCTTCACTTTTAAAACATAAAAATCTTTTAAAGTATTTTATCTTAAATTTATGTATTAGCCATTGCTGAGCCTCTAAAGCATTTAAATAATTCCTTAGGTCCTCTTTGTGATTTTGAATATATATTTCATGTAGAGATATTGCTTGTATAAACTTTTTACTAAAATCCTCCTCAATTCCAGGGTCATTACTAAAAGGTAATGGCCGTTCTCCATTAGGATGTTGTATTTGTTTTCTGACCCTTGCACTATTACAAAATACAAAAAATGTGTTGCTTAAATTATTATTATTTAGGAAATTTCTAAAATTATCAACTGCATAAGTTAATCCGGTACCATGATATCCCATATGAGTAATGTTATAGTCTTTGCTTAAACTTTCTATATAGGAATCTTCAAAGTCAGCACAGAAACTATCACCAAAAAATGCAATGTTATCTATTAGCATTATACATCAATCTATGAAGTTCAGGTAATGCTTCCTCCATGGATTCTTCTCTTTGTTTATCTAACAAATTAGTATATTTTTTAAATGTTACTAATTCCTGTTCCCAATTTTCTTTGCGGTTCTCTTTTAATGCTTTTATAGTTGCATTTATACTTTGCACATTTTCAGGTCTATTTGCTAGTACCTTACTTTGTTTTAACCAGCCTTCTAATCTACCTGCGGCAACTTCTCTAACTTGCTCAGGGCAGTTTCTAAAATCTAAACTGGTAGGATAATCACAAATTAAAAATGTCACAAATACTTGTCTGCCGTATTCAATTTCTAACTCTTCTATAAAAGACAGTAATTTTGTAATAGTTAATACATTATATATTTGTATAACAGGACTAAACAGTACAGTACCAATAACGTCACTAGCACAATACTTTCTTAAATTCTTTTCTACTTGTTTCCAGTGACTAGCACCACGTATATACTCGTTTTCATGTCCATAAGCATCTACACTTACGCACATTAATACGTTTTTAAACTGCTCTACCAAGTCCAGAAAACGTTTCTGAATGTTTGTCATGTTGCTGTTGAATACTAGCTCTATATCTTTAGCAATACCCATCTCTACACACTTTTCCATTATCCAATATACACGTTCAATAATTGTTGGCTCTCCACCTGTAAAGTATAACTTGCTCACATTAGGCAACCATTCCTCTACTTGACGTAAAAACTCTGGATCGTCTTCCCAATTAGTTAAATTGTCAACAAACTGCCCCCAGGTAAAGTTATCTTTTATAAATTGCCCTGCCCTGGGTTCAGCCTGTTCTATCTTTTTATATTCCTTTTGTATTTGACTTGAATTTTGTGGTTGGCACATTCTACACTTCAGGTTACACATATTGCCTAGCCTAAAATCCAAGTACATTGGGGATTCTTCTACTCTATAGTCGTTGTTTATACTACGCTCTATTATTTCATGGATTTCTTCTCCTCGTCCACTGTATTCAAACCAATCCCTAATATAATTTGTTCTATAACTAGGGAAGCCCATATCTTCTAAATCATAACAATGTTCGCAACCTTTTACCACGTCGCCTTCTATCATTTGCTTACGGATTTTACGCATATGATTGCTGTTCCAGACACTTTCTATTTTGTGTCCTTGATTCAGATCAACCATTGAACCATCGTCATTTTTAAAATTATCTCTCGCAACACAGCACCAACTCACAGTACCTGTGGGTTGAGTCATTACATGTATCCAGGGATACGGACAAAATGTTTTACTGTATTCCATTCCAATCTTTCTCTATAAATTTAAATAAATCTGGAAATACTTTTTCAAATTGCTCTTTCCTAAACTTATCTATTTGTTTTGTTTGTATTAAAAAATTAACATATTCCTCTTTAGGGTATTGTTCACCATTCATAAACTTTAATGTATTATTTACATGATCTGCATTATTTTCTTTATATAAACTGTTTAGTTTCTTTTTTATTCTTCTAGGTAAAACTTTAGGAGATATATGACTGGGTGTAAACACCATATTGTAATGTATGTCTATATCTTCAAAATGTCTATCTATAAAGGTTGTTAATTCAGTCATATGCATAATATTAAAAATGCTTATAGTTTGAAAAATGCCTATTGAGAATATATCTTTATTAAGTTTACTAAAATGTCCTAAATTAGTTATAACTTCTGTAAAGTTGCCTGGAAATCTAATATATTCAAATCTCTCATTTATGTCGTCTATACTAAGAAATATTTCTACTTTTTTAAATTGTTCCCATAACTGTATTTTGTCTTCAGGAAAGATACTACCGTTAGTATTATACGATAAACTAATCTTTTTTGCAATACCTAATTCTACACATCTTTCTAAAATTTCATAATGCCTTTCAATCATTAAGGGCTCACCACCAAAGAATTCTAACTTCTCAATATTCTGTAAATGGGTATCAATATCTTTCCAAAAATGTTCATTTGTTTTTGGCCACATACCCAGTTTATTAAACTTTTTAGCACCTTCATTATTAGGATTTATTTTTATTTCTTCTGCCGCCCATTGGCTACTAGCAAAACTACTGCATATTCTACATTTACTGTTACAAATATTGCCTAATTTTAAGTCTAATGCTTTAGTGTTAGATGTAAAGTCCTCCCCCCAATAGAAGTTTTCTCTTAATCTTTTACTTTGTATTCCTGCTTTTTCTTCATGCCAACAATTATTACATGCTTCTAATTTTTCATTTTTTAAAAACTTTTGTTGTGTGGCTTTTAACCATTTACTATTTTTTACATCGCTTAAGGTATCACCATTTGCTAAATTAAATTCTGTGCCATCATCTTTTTTAGCAGATTCCTGCATAATACAACAAACTGCCATTGTGCCGTCTGTTCTGGCTTCTAAGTTTATAAATGGTAAAATACAACTCATATTCCTGCTAACTCTGGATATACATCTTCAAAGTTTTCGTCTCTTAATTTATCAAATTCTATGTTAAATGCTTTAAATTCTGCTAGTAAATGTGTATGGTCATCGTCTAAAAATAACATAGAACTTTTATATCCTTCAGTTGCTCTGCCTATATTATCTTGCGGCTCTAACCATTTTAAATGTTTTTGCCATTTTGCTTTTATTTCTGCTTTTAAACCTTGTGGTAACACACTCATTCTAAAACGTTGGTTGTTTAGTAATACATTCATATACCAATCTGCTGGTTTAATATAACCTTTATCTACCCAACTTCTATGGAAGTCTGTTATATGCCAGGCGTTATAGGCACTAACTGTTGCACTAATATAAAAATCTACTTCAGGAGATGTTTCTTTTAATTGCTTTATATTGTTTTCAACATCTGCCCATACTGTACCTTTACGTTGGTACTCTCCACGTACACCTTCTGCATCTAAACTTGCACCTACACTTATATTATCAAAGTTTTTCCATAAGTCTAATACACTTTGTCCCTTATAGTCTAATGTTGTGAAGTTCGTATTATAAAAAATGCGTATATCTGTTTTACCCATTTCAACAAGCCTATTCATTATGCCCCAATGCTCGTCCATTAATATGGGCTCACCACCAGCCCAGTAAATTTGCTCTATATGTTCCAGCATAGGGTCAAATTCTTCCATAAAGTTATCTACATCCTTACGGATTTGTATGATACGTTCTGTTGGACTTATATTGAAAGTACTTGCTTTTGCATCAGCATACCAATTACTGCTTAGTTCAGGGCCACAATATCTACAACGTAGGTTACATACGTTACTAAAACGAAAATCTAAATATACAATATGTAAATCGTCTAAACTGCCATCTGCATTAGTCTTTGCAACTTTATCCCAATGTGGTTCTAGCCAATCTCGGTTACTTCTAACTCTTAAACTGTCGTGTCCTTTATCTTCTTTTTCATAGCAACGTACACATTGCGAACACTTTTTACCGTTTAACATGTTTAAGCGAACTTGTTTCATTTTTTCGCTGTTCCATACTTCCTCTAAACTGTTCTCACGAAGATCTCCAATGTTGTCTTCCCAGGGCGAGTCACAGCATAACATAGTTTTGCCATTAGGCCACGGGTGCATATGAATCCAGGGCAGGATACACATTACATCATTTTCGTGATCTTCAATATTTGTGCTGAATTCCATGTCTATCCAATATTTCTATTAATTCAGGGAATACTTCCCTCCAACCATCTTCATGATTGCGTATTTTATCTAACTCGTCATTGTACCGACAAAAGTGTTCCCACTTAACTTCATCCCAATCATCGTCATTATACATGCTTAACAATGTTCCGAGTTCATGTCTGTTACCCATCGTTTTTCTAAACTTGGCATGGGCCTCGTGTCTCACGACAGGAGGTAATATTCCAGGCGATAGGTAATCTGGGTCATAAACAAAGTTCATATCAACTGGACACGGCGCCCAATTTAAAAACTCGTCCAAATAAATGTAACTATATGCACTAACAGTTTGTGTTATTCTAACAGTAAGTTCTGGTACTGCTAATATAGTATCTAAATTGCTCTCTACATCTGACCATTCTGTAGGGAACCTTATGTATTTGTTTCTGTGTGCTAGGTCGTCTATGCTTGGACATACTCTGGCTTCTTTAAATTCTTTCCATAATGGTATTGCCTTATCTGGAATACTTGTCATGTTTATATTATACCATAGTATAATATTTTTACTACGACCACTTTCCACAAGCATTTCTAAATACTTCCAATGTGCTTTTATTAGTGTTGGCTCACCACCGTTTATGTATAGTACTTCCATGTTAGGAGCACATTTAAATAAATCATTGTAAAAGTTTTCATCTTCAGGCCATTGGAAGTCATGCTTGTGATCTAACCAACTGTATCCGTCGTTTACGAAGTCCAGGGAATCCACAATTTTTTTATAGTCTGCCACCCAACGTGAACTACTTGCTGGATTACAAGTACGACACCTAACATTGCAAACATTACCAAGCCGAAGCTCAACAAAGCGAAGATCCATAGGTATGCCCCCATCCGCACCAGTAAGTCTGGATGCGTAATCGGAGTCATAGTCCCTATAAATCTTGGACTCGTAAGTTCGTTTGCTCTCAATTCCCTTTCTTTCTTCATCATAACATCTTTTACATGCTACTGGTTCTTTACCCTCTAGCATCTCCAATCTAATTTCTTTAAAATAATCACTATTCATATGTGTTTCTATATCGTGATCATTTAAGTTAAAGAACTCATCTCGTTCTTCACCGTAATTTCTTGCTCTATTTTTTCCTGCTGTCATATCTGATATGCAACAAGGAGTTACACCACCGTGTGGGTGTGTACCTAAATGTAACCAGGGCAATGGGCAAAAAGTATTGTCTTTTATACTCATATGATAGTTCCTGCTTGTAGGTTACCAAAGTCTGGAATATTTTCGATATTATATACCATTGTGTCGTAATTAAATACTCTGTGTTTTACTAATATCTCAAATAGTTCAGGAAAAGATTCTCTAAAATTTTCTCCCCTATATAAATCACCTGCAACAATTTCTTTACAAAACATAAACCAACGTTTTTCTATTTCTGCTTCAACTGTGTCTTCACCACTTGTACCATAAGGTAAGGTAGTTTGCATACGAGGAGTCATTACATGATGGAATATACCCATAATCTCTTTTTGATATTCGGTTCTAAATTTAGAAGGGTCTTCTAAAGTTTTTACTATTTCTGGTTTACACTCTTCTGGAAAAACATTACAATTAAACCATGTAGGAAAATTTGCCATATTATGGAAAATAATAAATTTTGGCCAACGCTCTTCAAATATTTTATGTAATTCTGCCAAATACATAACATTTAATGCTGTTATTGTTACGGTTATGCCTATACTGATTCCTCTATCTATTAGCAATTCATGAAACCAATCTAAATTATCTGCCACTTCTTTCCAACTAGCACCATGCCTTAAATAATCAAAACGTTTTTGTGCCGCCGCATCTATACTTACATTAAACCCAACACTCTTAAAGTTGTTAAGCATTTTTTCTATAAAGGGCCTATTTACTGTTGTTCCATTTGTACTGAAAGATATTTCCAAATCATTTGAGATGCCATCTGCCATAAGTTTATCAGCAAATACTCTAAACTCTTTCATATACAGTGGGTCGCCACCCATAACTTCTAAAAATCGTATACTTGGTAACCATTGATCCATCTCTGTCCAAAATTTAGAAGCACTATCGTTCATTCCGATTTTTACTGTTTCTTCTATGTAAGGTAGTTTTCTGTCTTTTGCTTCTTTTACCCACTTACTACTGTAATTAGGATTACAACTTCTGCATTTTAAGTTACAAGTATTACTTAAAATAAGTTGAAAATCTTCTGGTAAGTCAGGTTCTTCATCATAATTTATTTCGCCATATCTTTGCTCAGCAATTTCATTATAAAGTTGACGTTTAGATTTTTTACCGTTTCGTTCATCTTGCCAACAAGGCTCGCAATTTTTAGGCATTTCGCCATCACGTACTGCTTGTCTTATTTCTTTATAATATTTACTATGAAATATATCACGTACAGAAGTTTGACCCAAAGTATATTCTCTGCCTGCTTCATCAGATACTCTATCTCTGGCAATACAGCATGTTCTTACATGCCCTAAAGGCTCGTTTGAAATGTGTTTCCAGAGTAGTGAACAATATTTTGGATCAGACATATTACTTCCTAGTATTTCCGTAATGTATTACTTTTACACCATCCATATCTGGTGTTTTACGCCATGGATCAATTACGACACTTCCCTTACAAAATGTTAGTTCTGTTCCGTTACCAGTTGATATTAGTGCGTCATCGCAATCAGTTACTTTATGATCTCCATACCAGCCTGGTACTGTATCTAACTGATCACCGTATGTGATACCTGGATTATGTGCTAGTAAATATACTGCAGGATTATCTAAAACATCCTGTGGCGGCATATCTCCTGTCTTTTCATCGTAGTAGTAAAGATTAAATCCTAATTTCTCTACATAATGTCCAACAAGCATACTGGCTGAACCAGCCTCATATTCCACTAGTGGTTTATATGCTTTACCCACAATAACTACTGGCAAGTCTGGCACAAAGGTTCCAGTTGTTGGGTGCCATTGTCCTGCTTCTTTAGTGAGTCTAAGGGCCATGTTCTCGGCTTGCTTTTCTCTACTAAGCATTACAGCATCAAACAAATCATAACCTAAGTTAAGTTCTTCTGCCATCCATCTCAAAGCGATATTATCTCTAGGGTGACATGCCCCTCCGTCGCCCATGCCTGGCTTCATATATCCTGGACCCATAATACGTCTATCTGATGTTGCTAAGGCATCACAAACTACTTCTGCATTTATGTTACCTGATTTTTCTGCAACATCCTGTATCATGTTTACTAGACTAACTTTTGCTGATATAAATGTGTTATAAAATACTTTTATACATTCTGTTTCGTCCCATGTACCTATAATGTACCTGGGTGTATTTTGCATAATTGTTTTATAGAAGTCTACAAGTTCCAATGCGTCACCTGTTTCACTTCCATCTTCTGTTCCAATCATTACCATTTCTGGATTAACCATATCCCACTTTACTGTACCCATAGCAATTAAGTATGGATTGTAAACGAATCTGGCATTTGGAATTAAATCAATAAACTCTCTCCTGGTTGTTCCAGGGAGAACTGTTGATATAAGGACTACTAATTGGTCTTTTGTTGCAACCGCATTCACTTCCGAAAGAACTTGCTTAACTAAACCGTAGTCAAAGTCCTTGTTTGGTAAATGGCTGGTTGGTGCTTTTCCATCATACTGTGGGTCATGCGGTGTAGGTACAGCAATAAAAACAATATCTTGTCCTTTTACGGCTCCTTCCAACGTGTCACTCATTGTAAAGTTTTCAGGCTCTACAGGATTAACATCATAACCAACAACATCATGTACTTCAGCGACCATCTCGGCACAGGCTTGTCCTAACTTACCTACACCGATAAATCCGACTGAGGCCATCTCTATCTCCTGTGTTGTTTGTGTAGTATTAACTACTTGTATATTTATCAGGTAGGCGTGAGTACTCTTTTATTTCGTGACTGAGATATTCTTCAAGGACAAAATACATGTTTAATTTTTTTATTATTTCGCTTAACTGGCTTTTAAATTTTTTATCTGTAGTATTTTGAAATTCTACCGGAATGTATCCTAGCTCAGTTGTAAATTTATCTATGCTTTTACTAGTAATAATTGTTTTATTTTTAAAATGGCTTATTTCTTTAAGCCAATTCCTAGTATGGTAATTATCATTTATAGCATATGACTTATGATACTTATAATTATACTTTGATAAATTTACTGCGTTATATTCTGTTAAGTACATAAACCTATTCAATAAATTTTCGCATTTTGATGCATCTGTTAATACTAATTCGTTTAACTTTATTCCATTTTCACTGCCATATAAAGGTTCTAATAGGTCTAAAAGCACTTCTTTTACACCACTTACATATCGTTGCCATGGTTCTCTAATTACAAAATGAGGTGCCGCCCCATTTTTTATAAGTCGTTTTAAACCCTCGTATTGATCTATATGATCATGGTCGTCTTTATCAATAAGGTCAAAATGTTCTAAAACTACTCTTGCTGAACCTTCTCCTATACCAACATAGTCTAGGCTTGTATATAAACTTGCATCTGCAAAGGGAGGAGGGTTGAACCCTAACACAGATTTTAATAAAGATGTAGTGCCTGTTTTCCCTACACTATATACTAACATACTACAATCTTTTTTTACTAATAACATTATCTCTGATTGTCCTTGTAGTCTGTTCTCATCCACCAATCATATAATTCGCTGTCTAATTTATAGACATCTTCTATAGTAGTTGCTTCTTCAGGTCTCATTTCTGCAATTCGCCTTTGCCATTTTCTGCCTCTAAAGAAGTTATCCTCATGCTCATCTGGCCATTGTTCCTCAAATGTAGGAACTGTAAGCATATTTTCTAATTCATTAATAAGTGTTTGTTGTTTATGTGTTGCACGTGGACGTATATAGTCTAAGTTCTCATGTATAATTCTGTCTAATATATGTCTAGGCCATGCCATAGGACTAAAAACTATATCGCTATGGAATGCAAACATTCTTTTTGTTTCTATTTTAACATCTAGTTCTATTGCATAGTCAAAAAAGTTTTTTAAGTCCAGCATACCAGGACCTGTAAGTGTTAAATCCATTAACATTTTATCATGTCCACCTGGTAATGCTACGCCTTCTCTGAAGTTTTTATCCCACTCGTCCCATTTAAGACCAGTACGGATAAATTCTCCTATCCAACCTGTGCCGTCTATACTGGCACACATAGTCCAGTCTTTTGCCTGTGGTAACCAGTCATACAAGTAATGCTTACCTAATCTCACACGACTTAAATTACTATTATATCGTAAGTGTACAAGTTTTAGTGTATCATCTTGTGCTAACCTATCCATTGCTCGCCAGTGTATATCATACATAAGTGGTTCACCACCTACCCAGTACAATTCTTCTACTGTACCACTACAAATATATTCCCAAAATTCTTCTTCTACTACTTCCTTTTGGAACTTGTCTATTATCTTTTTATTCTCTGGAACCATGAACGGCTGGTTCTCAGGCGACCATTGATCATGCTTTCGCTTCTCGGCCTCCCATGCTGAGCTGAGCGGCTCACCACACATACGGCATTTAAAATTGCATAAATTACTAACCCTATAATCAAAAGAGATAGGTTCCATTGTAGTATATCCATTTTCGTCTGTCTCCTCAAAACATTGATCTATTTTATTTTCAAATAAGTAACCTGTAAACCATTGTCTATATGTACTTTGGCTTAACACACTATCATTACAAACATTACATTGTGGTATTTCCTCACCTGCCATAAGTTTCTTTCTTATGTCCATCATATAAGGAGAGTTCCAATGTTCTTTTAATGTGACTGGTTTATAATCTGCTATAGTTCCTACTGGTCTAAACATTCCTGTACTTTCATCGTTACTAGCATCTATATATTGCTTCTGCATCATATGATCTTCACGTGAAGCACAGCATAGGCGCCTCTCTGACTGTGGAGAAATGTAGGTGTGGGTCCAGGGTGCAGTACAAAACACTTTGTTTTCCGAATCTGGGTGCATAGCACCATGTTCCCATTTAGGTCTTATTTTACTCATATTATTTCAGGATTGTGTAAAAAATCATCAAACATGTCTTCTTGCTCTATATCCTCTTCTGTTACGTCACAGTAGTTGCAAGGCTCTCCTTTGAGTGTTCCTGTGTGTCCCACTTGTTTGCATTTATGAGTCCAAAATCTAGCCTCCATTTGCTACCCCAAGTTGGTTCAAGTTTATAAACATATCATAAAATCTCTTAGGTGTTAAAACAGCATCACCAAGATCACCAGCATCATCGCCTAAAAATTTTTCTATATAACTAATATTTTTTAATTCTACTGCACAATCAGGATATATATCTGCACTTCTTCCTTCATATCCTACTGTATTTGAATATTCTTTAAGTTCCTCTAATACATGTAAATTTAAGTCCTCAACAGAGCTTGGCATCTTGTATGCGGCATGATATACAGATATGTTTTCCATCGCCATCCATTTTTTGGGCCTGTTGGTTTCTAATATACCGCCGTAAGGTACAATAACATGATGGAACCGGTCTTCACAAAATTTCCATAAATCAAAATTGTTTCTGGAATCAAAATGTATTTTTATTTTATTACAATCTGTATTTTCTATTACCCAGTTGCCTGCTTCAGTATCTGTAATGCTCCATATAACTGGTATCCCAATCTCTTCTGTTAGTTTGTTTATTTTTCGCACAGTTAGTTCGTCTACTTCACTTTTCTTTGCAACTTCTATATAAGGTAAGTGTCCCCATTTACTGTTTATACTAACATATTTTTTATTATCAGGTATAATTAAACTGGGTGTAGATTTAGATATAATTATGGCATCACTATGACATTGTGCGGCTGTAATTATTCTTTTTTCTATAGTGGACCAATCATTTTCATGGCCCATGCTTATATTAGCATATAACTCTGCGCTCATAATATATCTCCATGACCTGGTACGTTTAACGGTTCAGGTGACCTAAATATACTCATCCTAAGATCCACTAATGAAAGAAAAACTATTCCCAGTGTATCAAACATTCTAAACCAAACCGAGGGTGTTTTAAGTGAAGGTGGATCTGTAAGTGGATGACCTGATTCTATTTGATAATCCTTTGTTATTAATTGAGACCGCATAACTGCTTCAGAGGGTGTCATTGTACATAATTTTTCTAAGGCTGTTTGATTCATTATCCAAAACCAATCTTGTATATGTACTGCACGTTTGTAGTAAGATATCATAGTAGATGCAATAAAAGGCCTAGTATTGTATTTACTGTTAGGATCTTTCAGAGGTGGTACCTGTTCATGAAACTCGTGCTTATTGTGAAAATACAATGTCTCTCTTATTTTTTCATCTACTTTAGCAAATTCTTCTTCTTGTGTAAATTGTCCAAAAAGCAAATCTATATCAGTTCGACATCTAAAAATGTAATCATATTTTTTGCCTGACCCTAAGCACATCTGCAACGATTTAATAACAGTATATGATTGTGCATAATGGTATCTTAGGGTAGTAGTCGAACGTTCTTTAAAAGACACGGTGTTGCCGGGTCCGTTTGGTGTAACTGGAAAAGAGTTTTCTAATTTTAAAATATTATCAAATTCTGTTTCGTATTTTTCCACAGTAATTTTTGCATCCGGAAAATACTGACGTAACGATGAAAGATGAGGATTGTGTTCGTTATCCCAAGTGTGTATATATACATCTGCACCTAAAGCCGATGCTATCCTATGCAGTTTGGTCATAGGTAGTTTGCGGAGTTGTCCGCTAATACATATTGCAATCTTTAAATCTGTTATCGGCATTATCTCATCTTCTTCATATTTTCTTTTTCGCATTCTAAAACACCTTCACGAACACCCAGTGCTTTTTCAAGTACTCTCACGTTACTCACTAACAACTGCATTTCCTTAGGATCGCTACTTGCTTTTTGATCCGTCCCCCACATATCTTTGTCAAAGGTGAAGTGTCTTTCAATCCAATCTACACCTTTGAATACACTTGCACTTGCAGGTAACAAACTTGTTTCGTGACTACTGAAACCCACACTGAAGCCGAAGCTCTTAAGCCATGTTATAGTGTCCATCCTTAACGAGTCTGTCTGTACAGGATATGCACTTACTGTATGAAATATACTTAGATCGTTCTTTTCTGTGCTGTCACTGTACAAGTCTAGTATATTAAAAATTTGTTGTTGGGTACACATTCCTGTACTCACAATTACATGATCAAATGTGTCCTTGCATAATTGTATTAGTTCTAAGTCGTCTGCTTTTGCACTAGGAACTTTTACTAATCCATTATTAAAATGTTCCATATACCTAACACTACTGGTATCCCATACACTTACAAACCAGCCAATGTCAATTGATTTACAGTAGTCGTCTATGACTTCGTATTCCTTTAAGCCAAACTCTATTCTATGTTTGTATTCTAAATAAGTCATATCTCCCCACGGAGTAGATCTCATCTTTGATTTTTGTGCTTCTGGTACGCATACATCTGGATTACGTTTCTGGAACTTAACATAATCTGCTCCAGAATCTTTTGCCGCTTTTATCATTTCTAAACAGGTATTTATACAACCGTTGTGATTAATACCTATCTCTGCAATAATGTTAACCATTTAATTTTTCCCAATAATGTGTGTACATTTCAAATTGCCATTCGTAGTCTATATCTAAACTTTCAAATTCTTCTATTTCAAACAGCTCGGGTGCATTAGCAGTATATGGTGCTGGTGCCATCCAATACCCTTTTGCAATGTCATCTCTTTTACCTGCGTATAAAACATGTGCTCCTTCGTATGTTTCTTCTACGGCTTTAGTATTCATAATGTTGCAACTACTAGGCCATGGTGTTTGTAATGAGCCCTGTTTATTCCAAAAATAATTTTTCTTTGGTATAACACCAAACATTCCTTCGTGTTTGCTATTACAGTAAGCATCTATAAAATTATCTATGGTGCTAGGTTTCAAAAACAAATTACACGCATTAATAATTACTACATACTTATGATCATACTTATTGTGCCATTCATATATTTCCTGCAAACTATTATCGTTATTTGCACTACTGTAACTTCTATTATAGCACAAAAAACCATTGTCTGCAACCACTTGTTCAAGCTCAGATTCATGTACACTAGCACGAAAATTGTCTGCGGGTATCTTTGTTTGCTTTAATTTCTTTAAGCAAATATCAAATAGGTTAGTATTAGCAAAAGGCCTAAGCATCTTGTTAGGCACTCTTTCGCTGTTAGTTCTAGCCTGGACTATAAATAATATATCATTTATATCTTTAGTCATCTGCTCCGCCTAAACCATCTGCTTCAGTATCCCACCCTATACTACTGCCACCTTTGGGTTTGTAATCAGGCTCAAACTCAAACAGATCGCTGTCGTAATCTTCATCACTTTCGCCTGTTTTACGTCCTCGCATTTTCATTTCAACAACTTTTACTTCGCCATCTTCTGTTACGATACGTTTTGCGTATAAACTATCTGTGACACCATGTGTTTTAGGTGCTTGTATATCTTGTTCGTCTAAACCTATCGGAATAATTTTTATATTATCGTAAAACTCAGCAAGTCTAGGAAATGTTTCTTTAAAATTGAATCCACGTCTTGCATCATACTGTTCGTAAAATAATTTAAAATCATGCTCTAGTAATTCTCTATCAGCAGTATTTCTGTGCGGAGTTTTAACAACATCTAAATATTCTATAAGTCTACTTAATTGGTCTTGCTCCCAAGGTTGTACTAATAGTTGTCCATTTGCATCTTTTTCTTCACGATCTCTAACACCGTCTAACCAAGCACTTATTTCATCATGGTAAAGTTTACGCAAGTTATCTGGTAGTGTTAAAGGCGATTGGAAACTAGGGAAACGTAAAATGTTACAGGTAAATCCAGGACGATTATGGCCGTATTTACGTTTCATTCCTAGCATCCAATCTAAAAATTCCACTATGGTGTCTAAACATAGTGCATTGATTGTCATCATCATATGTAAGCCGTCTAGGTTTGCTTCGCTACATATTCTTTCAAAATTTGTTGTCCAGGTATCCCAATCTAAGCCATCTCTAATATATTCTGCTTGTTTGCCATATGCTTCGCAACTTGAATATAAATGGAACTTATTAATGTTTTGTGTACCTGTAATAAGTTTATCCAATAAGCCTTTCTTTGCCATTAAATTACTGTTAATAGCAAATCTCATATTGTCTTTATTAGGTTCGTCTGTTGTTTCGAACCAATCAAATAACTCATATATGTCTGGAGTCATAAGTGGCTCGCCACCAGTAACACGAATCTCTTCTAGATCTTTACTGAGTTCGGGCCACCATCTCCAAAATGCATCTACATATGGATTCTTTTGACCCTCATCAAAAGGTTCGGCGTAGGGGGCATCGTCTATAAAGTGTCCACGTGCATCACTTTTAATTCCCTGATAACCACCGTTAGTACGAATATCTTTTACCCATGTGCTACTAAAAGCAGGGTTACAATAACTACATGCTAATTGGCAAGTTCTGTTAAATGCTATTTCTAATGTTTTTAAGTTTACGTCAAACTGTGGATCTAAGGTAGCCGCAGTATCTAAATCTTTGTCTTCGTATATAACTGTTTTGTATACTCTATCACTTACAGGCTCATTACCGTCTGAGTCTTTTTCCATGTCCTCAATTTTCCAACAGTACTCGCACTCTTTTGGACGGTCGCCTTTTTGCATCATATCACGCATTTTCTTTTTATGTCGTGTGTTATGAATAGCACTTGGGTTTGTTTTTATTTCTTCTAAATCAATTTGGTGTGCAGGAGGGTGATGGCAACTAGTTGTTCCACCGTGCCCTAACCATATGGTAGCATTGTACCACTTTGCACCACAAAAGGATTCTGAAACAGGATCAATCATCCTTGCTTTATATTCTCTGTGACTTTCGCCTTGCTTTCTTCCCATTATTTCTCCTTAGAGTCCTCACAGTATTGTTTATACCATTTTTCTACTGTGCTGACACGAAATTTACTCTTTAATATAGATGGTTTAATTTTTACTGCCTTAATAATATTTAGTGCGGTATCCCAATGTATTTCTCCATTTTCATATGCCTTTAACACTCCACATTTATAATCTATACAAACTTGTGGCCTATTTTTATATATTGAACATTTATTGCCTTCTTGTAAATTATTACAAGGTTGATTTACCCTATAACTAGAGCTTGTATCCGTAGCAATTAAATTTGCACTTGCAAAATATTTACTTTCTTTAAGACTAACTCTCATTTCTTCAAATACCTTTCCATTACAGCAAAGTCCACATTCAAGACATAGATTTCTTGCCATTATTTTTCCTTAGGGTAACCTACATACCAATCTTTTATGGTTTCTACCCGTACATCTCTCCATGCTTTAACATCTAATCCCCACATAATTAAACTGTCTGGACTAGTGTATCCACCTATTTTCATTTCAATACCTGAGATGTCATTATTTAATGTGCAAGGCATAGTTCTTATCTCGCCTGTACCTATTTTTTCAAATACAACTGTAACTACACCCTTTTTTAAAGCATCTACTATTGGCTTTGTGGTCATAGTAATGCCTCTGCTTCTTGACAAATGCTCCACCAATCTTCCATTTCAGGAAATGTTGATAGGAAGTTTGTATCACGTCTTTCATCATGTTGCGTAAAAAATTTATAAAAATTTGCTCTTGCTTTAAGTAGTTCGTCTTTATCCATATTAGAACCTGCTTTCATCCATTCTAGGTTTCTACGGACTTTATCTATTTCGAAATCTTTAAATCCTCTATAGTCTATATTTACTTCATCTGCTTTGTTTAGTTCCATGAATGCGATTGCTTCTTCCAGATAACTCTGATAATAGTCAGGCATAATCTGTATACATTGCCACAGTGGTGCTCTCAATAAAGGAATATCAAACCATATACGTTGTTTGGGTCTTACTTCATAGTCATCATGCTTGTGATCGCCATTGTCTGGAATAGGAATATATTTTATACCCTGTCGGTCTTTAGCATATTCGTCTCGCAAGTCTAAAATCCATTGTAAATAATCACGTAAACTTGTTAAACTCAACACATTAAAAGTATTAATAAATGTTATAGTACTATTATCTGTTTCGCTCAATATACGTTTTACATTCTTTTGTAGCACTGAAAAATCCATACCAGTACGCATATACTCTGCTTGTACACCGTAACCATCTACACTTACAAATGTGGCAAAGTTCTTACATGCTGGTGCTACATACCAGTTGTTCCCTGAGTTTGGGTTAAACTTTTCTGGGTCTTCCCATATTTGTATTTCTTCTAAACTTTGTAGTTTCTCTATAAACATATCCATTAAGATAGGTTTAGGTGGTACCATGTTCGATGTCAGTGACATCTCCAACCAGGCATTGGGATTTTTATACACATAGTCTAAGACTTTAAATGTATTTACATCCATTAAAGGCTCGCCTCCTGTCATACGAAAAACTTCTAAGTTTTTATATAACTCGGGCCACCATTTCCAAAATGCATCAACGTATGGATTTTCGTTTTGTGCTAATTTTTGTGGTAGTAATCGCTGTTTACTTAAACTGTCTAAATTATTATGTTCACCGTCAACAATATTATATGGGCCGTGTTCCTTTACTTCTTTTTCCCAAGTTGTACTTAAATGTGGTGAACAATAACTACATTTAAAATTACATGCTTGATTAAAATTAACTTCTACATATCTGGGATTTATATTTCCGTCTGCACCTGCTTCTGCTATTTCTTCTCTGGCATTTTGTGCCCAATATTCTCCACTGCGATAAACACGGTCACTTCTTCCACCTACATCTTCTATACGCCAACAATAACTACAGCCTTCTGGTCGCTCACCTGCTAACATTTGAGCACGTTGCTCTTTCTTTTCTTTAGTGTTATGTAGTGCTGTAGGATTTATTTTTAGTTCTTCTAAATCAATATCGTGTGTTGGTGGATGATAGCAACTATGTGTTTTGCCGTTAGTAAGGTGCATAGAAACCTGTGTCCATTTTGCGTAACACATTGTTTCGCTTATGACATCTAGTTGTTCCTTGGCCTTATCTGCGGCATCATCATATATACTCATACTTTAAAATTTTATACCAAAGTTTATAGACTTAGTATCTCTGTCTTGAAATCCTTCGTCTATCATTCTCCATGCAATACCTACTGAAATATTGTCTGCAAGTTCGTAATCTAAATTAAATTCGTTTCTGGTATATGAGTCGTCGCCTGATTCGTATAAAAACTTATTAGTAGCACTGATTTTATCTGCAATTTTAAAGGTAATCCATGTACTATTTCTTATAATTGCTTCACTACTATCACTTTCTAAATATGCAACTGAGTATTCATTACTAATTTTTATGCGGTCCGATCTATATATTTTGTACCCAAACCCTGCGCCTATAACTGTTCTGGTTTTATATCTATCTCTGTACTTGTCACTATCAACTTGTACTAATCCTAGAAAATACATCTTGTCTGTACGTTGATAATTCTGTTTAATATTTAAATATGTTAAATTTTCTTCTTCTTCTCCATCGCTTTCTTCAGTTACAAAGTCAAATTCAATATTAGTTTGCCATGGTCCTACTTCCCTATTCCAGTCTATACTTAGGTCTAATTCCATATCACCGTCGTCTACTTCAGCACCAAAGCCTACATCAATAGCATAAGCATTAACACTTAACAATAATAAGACTATTCCAGTTACAAAACCTAATACCCATTTCTTCATAACAATCCTTTTTCTAACAATTCTTGTATTTGTTTTTCTCTTATCATGGCACCCCATCTTTTAGGATTAACATAAGTTAGTTTAAAAAATTTACACATTTGTGGGTTAGGATCAAAAAGCATCATTTCATTTATACTTTCGTTAAGTTTTACACCTAAATCCTTTATTGCTATTTCTAGCATTTCATTATTCCATTTAACCTTTGTATACTTGCATACTTCGTCTCCTGGAAAACGAGGTAATATCGTATTATCAAAAAAGTCTTTAAACCAATCGTAGTCTGATATCTGATTGGTATCCCATGTACTATTCACAGTCATATCACAGCCCAGTCTTGCTCCGTATATGGCCCACAGACCGTTTTCAACGTCACTGCCTATGTTACACCATGTTTGTAATCTGTTGTAGTTTTGCCACCAAATTTTTTGTTTAAATTCGTCTGGTCTTACACGAGTACCTTGATCAGTACTCATTTTAACACCTTCTCTAAACCCTGCTCTAAAGGCTTGGAAAGGACTTGCTGTTTGGTGTACTTCACTAAATGTGTCGTTCAGTTGTATGTAGTCTAACTTCCAACAAAATTCCATGCCTTCACCATCTTCTGCGGCTTCATGGGTATTCATATCTTTTACATACTCAGTAGGCCAACACTTTAGTCCACCGTTACCATATACTAATCCGTTTAAAATATTTTTAGCATTCCAACTAAAAATACATTCGCTAATAACTTTACCATCATGGTCAGTATCTGGAACATCTAAGGTTTGCTCAAAGAAATCATCCATTACAATATTGTCACCATCTACTGTGATGAAACGATCTGTTTCGGATTGATTGGCACATGCCTTGTGAGCGGCATCAAAGCCTTTAACACCATGGACTCTTTTAGCCCAAGGTACTTTATTTAATAAGTCAGCCCAATGTTCTTCGCAATTGGGTTCATCGTAAGAAATATAGAATATGTCTAGTTCTGTAACATCAATTTTCGCCATATGTGTCGTCCTGTGTATTTTTTAAGTACGCACATATTTATCAAATACCTCTAGGGTATATACACTACATCGATCCAGGTCTTTAGGAACATCGGTTGCAACAGATCCGTTTTCAATTAGATCTTTTAAAGAAATATTTATTAAAAAAATCATAAAATGTGGATCGTTTACACTTGTAAAATAAAATACTAATTGCTTATGTCCTTTTGCAGTAATTGTATCTAAATCTTTTCCTTTATATTTATTTTTTGTTCGTGTACTTGCACTAACATTAAACATATTATTTTTAAATCCTACTTTTATATCATATGATTTGCTTTTGTCATATTTTATTAATTGTACAAAAGCATCTTCATTTCTTACATACAGACTTTCTATAGGTTTTAACTCAATATGGTAAGTGTCTTCGTCATCAGGATTTGCGGCTACTCTGTAGTTGTTTAAGTTCTTGCCGTCTAAAATTGTAGTTTGGTCTTTAGCGAAAGTATAAGATTTCCAACCCTCTAATACTTCTATATCCTGTTCTTTAGATACACATGTGATTGTGCCGTCTTCCAGGAAGTACACAGTAACATCTTTTTCATACTCTGCTTTTTGCATAGCATAATAGTTTCCGTCAAACTGTTCTTTGTTTGCTAAAAATCTTTTTCTTCTTTCTTCTGCTTTACTTAATGCCATAGTCTTGTTCCATTTGCTTTATCATACTTATACTCATCCAGTCTTTTTCTACATAGTGGAATGGATATAATTGTTGAAAGTTTCCTATTTTAAAATCTTTATAGTTGTTGTAATATGTTGGTAAGGTTTCCGTCCATGTTTCACTTATTCTGGTATCAGGTATATTTTGTACATGGCTTTTCATGTGAATAAATGTAGGAACTTCGTCTATATTTTCTCTGGTGCACTCTGATTCTATACCTAGTATTTGCATAGCAAGAGCAAAAGCAACATCTCCACTTAACCAATCTGGTTTTCCATTTGGCATATATTTATAGAACATTCTTTGCCAGTGCTGAAAAATTATTTCTATCATTGCAAACAGTTCACTTGCTAGATCAGATTTTTTAAAATAAAAAAATGCTGTATACACATTAGGTAAGTTATTTGCGGCGAAGTATTTTCTATAAAAGTTACTTGTGACAACTTCACCTCTATATGTTCTCACTTTAGTAGTTGCCCATACATCACGTTGTGACATTATATCCCACCAATAACTTACATCAGTAGGGAATATCATATCAGTATCTAGTATAACAGTTTCGTCATACGGGCTCATATAATAGTATTTCCACTTATTATTAATTTTCCATTCTGCATCTGCGGCATCGTCTTGCCAGGGTATATCAACAATATTATCAAAAACTTCTTTGTGTTTAGCTCTTATAAGTTTTTTAGTTTTAGCGTCTATACATACTGTCAGACTATTGACTGTGCTCTGTGTTAATTTTAAATTTAATGCAAGGGCATATGCCTGCTCTAGATAATTAACAGTATCATTGTTTTGTGCTATTACAATATAACCTCTACTCATCAGTATTGTTACCTTTAAAATATCTTTCTATAGCAAGTTTACAACTGTAGAATGCTAGATAGAAACCTGCTATAAATGTAGCAATTATCAATGTAAATATCCAATTAATAGGATCTGATAGATTGTAAAACAAACTTATGTAAGCATCAGCATCACTTTGATTACGGCTTTCGCCAAATTCTTCTTCGTAGTACTTGTCTATGCCTTCGTCAATTATTTCCTGTAATTCGTTTCGTTCTTCTTCAATCTCGTCAAGTATAACAAAAAGTTCATTCCATTGTTCGCCATCTACTTCGCCTGTGTATTCATTCACAACTTCACAATACTCTTCCTCATACACAGGTTTGAGTTCTTCCATTGTAAGTCTGCCTTGGATTGCACTTGCGGTAAAGCCTATAAACAATGTGTATAATACACCTGCTAATATGTAATATCTAGTCTTCATAATCTTGACACTTCCATTCATAATTTTCTTCCCAAACATCAAATGCTACAGGGTCTAATCTTTTGACACATTCCTCAAGTATTTCTTTTCTTCTGGGCTCTTCTGCGTAAAACCATTCCTGAACTTCGTCATTAGTACGCCCACACCCAGGACATTTATAACCATCTGTGTAGCATTTATCTATACAAGGTGATATTACTTTTTTCATATAAAACATTGAGATGTATTTTGCCATACATCAGTATCAACAAAATTTATTATCATTATGGTTCTTATTCCAGTATATTCTATAGGAGCAAAACCGTGCCACTTTTCATCACTTGGTATAAAAAGTAACCCTCTATTATCTTTCCATTCTGTTTTTGCAAAATGTGTTTCTTTATCAACATATATATCTGTTGCTAAATTTTTTTCGTCTTCCTTGTCTATATTT